ATTGCCGTCAAGGGTGCTCTTCTTTACAACTACTATATCAATAAGGCTAAACTACAGAAGAAATATCAAATTATTCGGGATGCAGACAAGATCAAGTTCTTGTATCTTAAGACACCAAATCCTGTTGGTGGTTTAACTGGTAAGGATTGTGTTATTTCTTTCATGAATTCTTTGCCGAAAGAGTTTGACTTAAACGCTTATATTGATTATGATACTCAGTTTGAGAAAGCGTTCCTAGACCCACTTAAGGCTATCGTAGAAGCCATTGGGTGGCAGACAGAAAGACGAAATACATTGGAGGCTATGTTTTCATGATACACGAATTTAAAAGACTTATTCCAGTAAACACTCCTCTTGGCGAAGGTTGGATTATTCTTCTATTCAGTTCAGGAGAATTTGCAAATAGCCAATACATGGTAATTTTGGACAATGGACAAATTAGATATTTCGGCACTACTCAACTTACAGTAGTTGATAATGCAACAATCGGACTAACTAACGGAGAATAATATGGATTTTTTAAAGGAAATGATTAATGTCTCAGGAAACAAATTCGCAAGTAAAGTCGAAGATGGACTTGATGGATCTGATGTTGGCGGCTATATTGATACTGGGTCTTATGTTTTTAATGCTCTGTTATCTGGCAGTCTATTTGATGGTCTACCTGATAACAAGATTACCTGTCTGGCTGGTGAATCTGCTACTGGCAAGACTTACTTCAGCATTGGTATCGTGGCACAATTTTTGGCAGCGAACCCCGAAGGCGTAGTTCTTTACTTCGATACCGAACAGGCAGTAACTAGTGACATGTTTACTGATCGTGGAGTAGACCCAAAACGGATTGCTGTTTTTCCGGTAGAAACAGTTGAAGAATTTCGCCATCAGTGCTTGACCATTGTTGACAAGGTTCTTGCAACAGATGAATCAGAGCGCAAGCCAATGATGATTGTTCTTGACTCGCTGGGTATGTTGAGCACAGCAAAGGAAATGAACGATGTCGCTGAAGGCAAGAACACCCGCGACATGACTCGCGCACAAGTTATCAAGGGAACATTCCGTGTTCTTACTCTCAAGTTGGGTAAGGCAAAGATTCCCATGCTCATGACGAATCACACCTACGATGTAGTAGGAGCCTATGTTCCAACAAAGGAACTTGGTGGTGGATCTGGTCTAAAATATGCGGCTTCTACTATCGTAACTCTATCCAAGAAGAAGGATAAGCAGGATGATGAAGTTGTAGGTAATCTAATTACTTGCAAGCTTTACAAGAGCCGACTAACCAAGGAAAACAAGATCGTTCAGGTTCAACTGAACTTCGATAGCGGTTTGAATCGTTACTACGGTCTTGTTGACCTTGCCTTGGATTGTGGTATCTTCAAGAAGAACTCTACTAAGATTGAACTTCCTGATGGTACTAAGGTGTTCGAAAAGCATATCAACGAAGAACCTGAGAAGTACTTCACCGCTGATATTCTAAAGCAAATTGATGAAAAGGTACAGGAGGAATTCAAGTATGGTTAAGAAAGCACTTATTATCGGGGCCAATGGCCAGGATGCTTCCTATCTTGCAGAGATGCTTGTTGAGAAGGGATATGAAGTTCATGGAACAGTTCGTAGAAACTCTGTTCCAGAATCGCAGACAACTCGTATCAATGATATTTGGGAGCAAGGAAAGATTCAGCTTCACTACGCAGATCTTACCGATCCGATCAGCATTGAAACAAATGTACAGAAGCTTCAGCCAGATGAACTATATCATATAGCAGCACAATCTCATGTTCAGATTTCATTCGATCTTCCAAAGTATACCCTTGATGTGAATGGTGGTGGTACTCTGGCGGTACTTGAAGCAGTTCGTAGATTCTCGCCAAAGACTAAGGTTTACCATGCAGCCACTTCTGAAATGTTCGGAAACTCTTGTGACTCTGATGGATACCAGAGAGAAACTACTCACATGAGTCCTGTGAGTCCATATGGCTGTGCAAAGCTTTATGCACATAATCTTTGCCACAACTATAGAAATGCATATGGCATGTTTATTTGCTCAGGGATTCTATTCAATCACGAATCTCCACGCAGAGGTATCAACTTCGTAACCAACAAGGTTGCTCTCCAGGCAGCAAAGATTAAGTTGGGTATGGCAAATGAACTTGTTCTAGGAAATCTACGAGCAAAGAGAGACTGGGGCCATGCTAGGGATTATGTACGCGGAATGTGGAACATGCTTCAGATGCCAAAGGCAGACGATTATGTTCTTGCTACTGGATATGCATATTCAGTAGAAGACATGGTTGAATTTGTATTCGAACATCTTGGCATGGATTATCGCAAGTATGTCAAGACTGATAAGAAGTATGAACGACCAGAAGAATTGCATTATCTTCGTGGTGATGCTAGTAAGGCAAAGCGTGAAATGGGTTGGGAGCCAATAATTTCATTTGAAGATATGATGGGAGAGATGGCCGACTACTGGATGCACAAGCTTCAGAATCCAAAGCTTGAATTTAACACGATTTGAGGTAAACATGGATAATGTACTTTTTTGTGATGGTCATGATAATGCATTCCTTGGTTTCATGTGGAGATTTGGTGAAAATCAACCAATCGCCGCATATAGCCAGAAGAAGATAATCAACAATCTGATGGAAGAAGGAATGACATTTGATGAAGCGGTTGAATATTTTGAATTCAATATCATCGGTGCATGGGTTGGAGCAGGAACACCGTGCTTCATCGAAGATATGACAATCGAAGAAGCAAAAGAAAGAGTTGAAGAATATGAAGTATAATATTTTAAATAATAATGGAAATGAACATGCAGCCATAGAAATCGCAGAAGGAAAATTTTCTGGTATTGCGATTCAATATGGAATTATCAAAGTTGAAGAATTAAACGAAAACCTTGTTTTAAATTTCAACTATGATATAGTGAAGGGCGAAGTGTCCGATAGCGACAAGGATCAATTCAATCAAGTTGTCGGAGACATTCTAGTTAAGTTACTAGAAGAGCGTGATGGAACAATTGGTGACGAATTTGACGGAGAGGTAATTGAAGATGATGGAATCAGTTATATTGAAGAATCTGGCGACGAATGAAACTTACGCTCGTAAGGTTCATCCATTTCTCAAAGAAGAATACTTTTCAGGAAATGCCAATAAGAAAATCTTCGGTCTGATCTCTGACTTCATTACCAAGTACAACAGCCTCCCCACAAGGGAGGCTGTTGATATTAGTCTATCCAAACTTGATCTGGTTTCTGAGGATGAATACACAGAATGCTCCAAGTGCATTGAAAGCATCTTTGCTGAAACAGATCTTACGGATATTAATTGGCTAGTTGAACAAACTGAAAATCATGTAAAGGATAAGGCGGTTTACAATGCTATCATGGATTCTATCCACATTCTTGACGGAAAGTCAAAGACTCATACAAAGAATGCAATTCCGACTATTCTTTCAAATGCTCTTTCTGTCTCTTTTGACAACCACATTGGTCACGACTATATTGACGATGCTGAACGCCGTTTTCAGTTTTATCATCAGGTAGAGAAGCGCATTCCATTCGATCTTGAATTCTTCAATGCCATCACTGGTGGTGGTGTTCCTGCCAAGACTCTCAATATCGTCATGGCTGGTACTGGCGTAGGTAAGTCCCTATTCCTTTGCCACCATGCAGCCAACTGCCTTGTTCAGAATCTGAATGTTCTTTACATTACCTGTGAAATGGCAGAAGAAAGAATTGCCGAGCGCATCGATGCCAATCTACTAGACATCACTTTGGATAGCCTCAAAGAACTTCCAAAGAATATTTACGACAAGAAGATGGAAGCTCTCAAGAGCAAGATTCATGGCAAGTTGATTGTCAAGGAATACCCGACAGCAAGTGCATCAGTTGCAAACTTCAAGCATCTTCTAGACGAACTCAAGATCAAGAAGCGTTTCATTCCAGATGTCATCTTTGTTGACTATATCAACATCTGTGCTTCTGCCAGGATCAAGCAGAATGCCAATACCAATAGTTACTTTTATATCAAGTCTGTGGCCGAAGAACTGCGCGGTTTGGCAGTAGAGTACAATGTGCCGATCTTCTCTGCCACTCAGGTAAACCGTTCAGGATTTGCCAACAGCGATTTCGGTCTTGAAGATACCTCAGAGTCGTTTGGTCTTCCTGCCACAGCAGACTTCTTCTGTGCTTTGATCAGTACAGACGATCTTGAGAATCTTGGACAAATTCTGGTAAAGCAGTTGAAGAACCGCTACAATAGTGCTACCGTGAACAAGAAGTTCGTGGTTGGTATTGATAGGTCCAAGATGAAGCTCTTTGATGTCAAGCGCGACGATCAAGACGGAATCTCCGATTCAAACCAGAACGATCCTCATGGATATGGTAATGGATATAGCCCTCGCCAGATTCCCAATCTGGTCAAGGTAAACGATTGGAAGATTGAATGAGCGCGTACA